AAAATTACATCAATGCGTGTATAACGCAATAGTATCGCTTTGTCTTAAATACAAAAACAAGGAAGGTAAAATGTATTATAATACAACAAATGAAAAAGGAAGTCTGCTAAAAGCAAATACAAAACAAGCAGAAAATCAAACAACATTAACACTATCAGTTTTTCAAACATATCCTACTTATACTTTTTCTGCTGATGAAGTATGGAATTTTTTAATTGACAATGAATCAATTAACGAGCAAACACCATTAACATCTATACGCAGAGCAATTACTGATTTAACAAATGAAGGTAAAATTGTGAAAACAAATAGAAAAGTATTAGGATTGGCAGGAAGAAAAACATACACTTGGAGATTAAAATAATGGCTTACGAGCATAAAGAGAATAAAGGATCTATCTTTAAAAACGAAAAGAAAGAAAAAGAAACACACCCAGATTATACTGGACAAGCAAATGTAGATGGCACAGTATATAATGTGTCTGCTTGGATTAATGAAAGCAAGGGTGGTAAAAAGTATTTTGGATTATCTTTTTCTATTCCTAAACCAAAAGATAATAAAACATTAAGTAAAGACGAATTACCATTTTAACAAATTGGGGTAGTTTGGTATAAATATAAACAATTAAATATAGGAGTTTACCTCTTTTGTTAATTAAAATTTATGCAAATACAGGGTTGGCTACTCACTACCCCATAAAATATGGCAAGATGAAATTCACGATAAGCTAAAGCAAATATATGAGAAACAAGCATCACTCTCTTGCCACAAAAAAATTATGAAAACATTAGAATTATTTGCAGGAAGTAGAAGTTTTACAAAAGTTGCACAAAAGCACGGATTTAAAACTTATACAACAGACAATCAAGACTTTCAAGAAATAAATCAAGTTTGCGATATATTTGATTTCGATTTACAAAAAGCTATTGATTATTTAGGTGGCAAACCAAATGTAATTTGGGCAAGTCCACCTTGCACTACTTTTTCTATTGCAAGTTGTTACTATCATTGGAATAAAGACAAAACTCCTAAAACTGAAAAATGTAAAGAAGGTATTAAAATTATACAAAAAACTATTGAAATTATAAAAGAAGTTAAGCCAATGTTTTATTTCATTGAAAATCCAAGAGGGTTGTTAAGAAAACAAGAAATGATGAATGAGTTTCCAAGACATACAATAACTTATTGTTCTTACGGAGATATGAGAATGAAACCAACGGACATCTGGACTAACCTAAAATGGAAACCAAGAAAGATGTGTAAAAATGGAAACAGGGAATGTCATCATCAACCAGCACCAAGAGGAAGTAGTACAGGCACACAAGGATTAAAAGGATCATACGAAAGAAGTCAAATTCCAACAGATTTATTTGAAGAATTGTTCCAACAAATGGGAAATGCACAATTAAATGCTTTATTACAACTATTTGTGGAAGAAAATAGCAATAAATCAAAATAAAGCACTATTTACGGTGTTTAAACCACTCACTTCGGTCTGGCTTATGATTGCTTGTCTTGTGATGAGTTTTGCCCTTAAATAGGCATTTTAAGAAGAAAAATTTCTTATAATTGTTGTTCCAAATTGATCGCAACTCTGAAAACATTGTAAGCCGTTTCTGATACTTCTAATTTGTTATTTGTAAGGCGAACTGTAAAAAAAGTATCGCCATCTTCACTATATTGGAAAGTTTCCTTTTGTCCTTTTGCGTAATTATGCAAAGCTAATAATCTATTTTTGTTTGCTTGGCTTATATTTTCATATACCAACTTTCTTTGTATTCTTGATGACTCGTGATTTGCAAAAGTAAAAGTTTTACCACCGATTGATTTCTTGGCAACTATGCCATCATAAGTTTGAGATAC